GTCACGAGGTCGATCAGGGCGTCAAGGTCGCCAAACGACAGGACCGCGCCGTTGGCTGCACCGCCGCCAGCCTCGATGGTCTGACCGGCCGCCACGAGGGACAGCAGGCCCTTCATGTTGCTGCCGGTGCCGTCGCCGTTGACCATCTGGTCCTGGTACTTGCGGCCGCAGCTCTTAGCCTTGGACGCGATCTGCACGGCCTTCTGGTCGTTGCCGTCGCCGGAGCGGGTGGCCTGGATCAGGCCGTTGACCTCGGCGTCGCCGATGATCGTGGTCAGGGTGGAGGTCACCTGCGTGAAGGTCGCAGCGGCCTTGGCGGTGATGGTGGTGCCGACGCCGGCCATCTGGACGTCGCCGAGGGCGTTCTCGCGGTTGTACGCGAGGGCGTTGCCGTCGATGCCGTCGAAGGGCAGGAGCTCGAACATCTCGTTGACGGTGATGACGTTCTCGATGACGCCGGAGACCAGCTCGTCCTGGGCGAGCTTGGCGGATTCGGCAAGGGTAACTGAGGCCATGGTGATATTCTCCTAACAGAGGTTGATGTGGTCGATTGGGTGCCGGATCGCCCGACGATCGGCGCCCGCCGGACGTCACGCCTCGGTCGGGGCCAGCGAGCGCGGCCGCGGACCGGGTCCGTGCTCGCACGCTATGGCCCGAAGTATACAGCAGCGACGCCAGCTTGCAACCCCACGAACTTGCGCCAGCACGGGAGTCTGAGCCCCTACGACCCCACGCAGAGCCAGGCTCGTACGCGAAAAGCCTTGCGCGGCAACGACTTAGGAGCCGAACGGGCCGTACGGACCTTTGGGCCAGCTTTCGGCCAGGAATAAAGGCCCTGATTCAGCTCCGGCCACCGACTCAACGAGGTCCAGTAGGCTCAGATGCCCCAGATTGCCTTGCGGGACAACGACTTAGGACGCTCTGCTACCTTAGAACATCTCTATATAGGTCTAGATTCTATTAAAAGAATAAAATAAATAAAAGAATAAATAGTAGAAGGGGCTCCCATGCTAGAGGTTCCCCTGCATAATAGGTACATCGACAACCCAACTGGAGCACAAGCCATGACACGCAAGCAGACCACCTTTGCCGGCACCCTTAGCACCCACCTCGAGGACGGCGCCATCTTCACCATCGGGGACTGCTGCGTATGTCTGCGGCTGTCCGAGCGCGAGACCTACTCCAACCTGAAAGAGTTCGCTGACGACGGCACGCTGGTCCCGCAGTTCACCGACATGCTCGACGCCGCCCTCACATTTGCCAAGGCCAGCAAGCCAGCGGCAGCGTTCAACCCCACCCTCGTGGCGCACGCCTTCCTTTACCAGCTTCGCGACGACATCGGCGAGGCAGACTTCCGTGAGGTCGTACGGAAGGAGAAAGAGGTGCCCGTCTCCGGCGTGTGCTACTCCCACGACTACTGCGATGCCAACATGACAATGGCTGAAGCCATGGCGTCTTTGGGGTTTGATCTTATGAGTGCCCATGATGGAATAGACGGCGGCTCCGAGTATGACAAGCTTGTGGCCCTTTGGAATGCCGCTTGGGACCACGCCAAGCGCCGCATGGCCGCCATGCCCATCTAACCGATGGCGCAATGCAAGCTTCACGGGGTGTATGATTGCCCCATGCTAACCACCCGAGGAACAGAGACATGAACATATTCGTGCTAGACCGAGACCCGCGGCTCGCCGCCCGCGCGCACTGCGACACCCATGTCGTCAAGATGGTGCTCGAGACCGCCCAGCTGCTGAGCACGGCGCACGCACACTTTGGCGAAGCCGCCTACGACGAGGCGAGCGGCGAGTGGCGCGTCGGCGGCCGCCGCGTGTACTGCCCGACCCACATGGGCCACCCGTGCGCCGTGTGGGTGCGCGAGACGCCCGGCAATTACCGCTGGGCCTACAAGCTGCTCGAGCACCTGCTCAACGAGTACCAGCGGCGGTATGGCGACGCGGCCAAAAAGCGGCACAAAACGTGGGAGGTCTTCCCGGCGCTGCGCGAGCCGCCCCGCAGACTGTCCGCGTCCTTCGCCGACCGGCCTGACGCCATGACCCCGTTCGCCCTGGCCATGCCCGAGCAGCACCGCGGCGGCGACCCGGTGGCCAGCTACCGCGCCTACTACCGCACCGACAAGTCCGGGATAGCCTCGTACCGCCTGGGCAACGCGCCGGAGTGGATGGCCGAAGCCCGCGACATGGAGGTGGCTCTATGACATCGCCCAACCGCCTAGCGTTGCAGCTCGGGTGGAGCAAGGCCGGCTGCGTGCCCACGCCGGAGGCCCCTCGCAACTGCTGCCGCTGGAATGAGTCAGAGGACTCGGACCTAGCCGCGCAGGCGTCGCTCGGCCTCACCGTGCAGCAGCTCGCCGGCCGCCACGGGCGGACCTACATTGCCATAGAGATGCGGCTGGCCGCGCTCGACCTCACCGACCCCGCGGACGACTTCCGCGATGAACTAACTGACCAACTGAAGGAGCAACACATGAAGATGACCGCCAACCGCATGATGGCGATGCTCGCGATCTACCGCGGCACCTACGAGAACGAGCTGAAGGTCGGCACGTCAGGCCCGGACATGGCCCACCTGACGGCCGAGGGGCTTGTCTCCGTGCTCGGCCAGCGCGTCGAGCTCACGGCCGAGGGGCGCAACCTGGTGGAGGCCATGCTCGGCCGCACCTCCTCGTCGCGCTCCGGCGCCACCACGGCGTGGGACGCCAAGCGCGACACGTCCGTGCTGGATGACCAGCGCTTCTTCCTGGTTGCCAGCGGCGACTGCCACAAGGCAGGCGGCGGGCCCGCCCACGACCGCCCCACGCTAAAGAGCCCACCGCGCGTGGTGCAGAGCTCCGGCCGCGACGCCGCCCGCGAGGCGGACCGCCTGGCGCGCGACAACCCCGGCTCCAAGTTCTTCGTGCTGCAGGCCACGTCCGTGCACCAGGTGCCGGCCCCGCAGCCGACTTTCAAGCAGCTGTGATGGAGGCCGCGATGGGTGAGAAGTTCATACCGTTCTACAACGGCCCGTTCTGCCAGTGGGCCTCGTCCCCGATCGTGGTGGACGGCGTCCGCTACAACTGCGCGGAGCAGTACATGATGGCCAAGAAGGCCCTGCTGTTCGAGGACGGCGAGGCCTACCTGGCCATCATGGCGACGTCGGACCCCTCCGAGCAGAAGCGCATCGGCCGCCGCGTGCGCGGGTTCCGGCGTGAGGTGTGGGACGTGGTGTCCCGCGACGTCGTGGCCCGGGCCAACCTGGCCAAGTTCACGAGCACGCCGAGGCTGTACCGCGAGCTGACGTCGACCGAGGGCCACGTGCTCGTGGAGGCCAGCCCGACGGACGACGTGTGGGGAGTCAAGCTCTTTGAGAACGACCCGGCGGTGCACGACCGCTCGAAGTGGCGCGGCACGAACTGGCTCGGGCAGGTGCTGACCGACCTGCGCGAGCACCTGCTGGCCGTGCGCGAGGCGCGGCACAAGCGCAAGTAGGAGAGGGAGCCGCGTGGCTCCCTCTTTGTAGGTCCTCCGCCAGGACGGCGGAGGGTTGCCCCACGACTGTTTCCCGCAATCAGTGGGGGCTTGACTGTCAGCGGCGCTTTGCTATTGCTGGCTACCCAAGCGCCATAGTGTACAGTATTATCATCCTACCACAACTTCTGAAGGATGACATGCGAACCCGTGCTCAAGTAGTAACCGACCTGCTGGTGGCAGGTATAGACGACCTAGACGAGCTGCACACCCGTGCAGAGGCTGAGCTAGGGCAGACCTTGTCCCGCAAGGTGCTGCGTGACTACCGCTCGAGGTTCAAGCGCCTAGGTCCTGAATGGTCCTCACTCGTAACGTCACAAAACGCCGAGACTCATAAAGCTGCCAGTCGTCGGTGGAAGCAAGCCAATACAGCTCGCCGGCTGCTACACCAGTGCAAAGCCTCTGCCAGGTATCGCGGGCACGAGTGCACAATATCAGAAGGCCTACTAAATGAGCTACTAAAGGGCATGACCTGCTCAGTCACTGGCTTACCTCTGGCACTAGAATGGAAAGGGCCCAGTGGCACTAACCCCTGGGCCCCGTCAGTAGACCGCCTCAACAACTTGTTAGGCTATGTGCCCGGCAACGTGAGAATAGTCTGCTGGGCATTCAATAACATGCGCGGAGACTTCCCTGACGAGGTCGTGGAGACCCTCGTCAGGGCTTATGCCTCTAAACTTAGCGCCTCTTAGCCAACCCTGCTGCGATCTTCTCGGTTGGCGACAGCTCGCGGCGCTGCTGGCCTGGCTTCTGCTGCGTGGCGCCGGGCTTCACGCCGGAGCCGGCTGGGGCCTCGCTCTCAAAGGCGCGGCCAAAGGTGGGGCTGGCCTTCATCTCCTTGACCAGGTCCTCGACCGTCATGAAGCCGCCGGACGCGTTGCCGCGCGGGTCGCCGGTCTCGTCCACCACGCGGACGACGTACTCGTCGCCCTCCTTGATGACCTTGGTCTTGGCCTGGATGTGCGGGAGCAGGAGCTCGGGCACACCCTTCTGGCCCGCGATCGCCTGGACGGCGGCCGTTGTCACCAGGTACTTCTGGAGGGTCTTGCTCATGGTCTGGAGCTCGCCGTCCTTGCCCTGCAGCTGGGTCTGGAAGCCGCGCTCCAGGTCCTTCTTCATCTTGTCCCAGTTGACCTTGCCGTCCTTCGACTCGCCGATGACACGCTCGACCGCCTGGCGCAGCGTCTCGGGGGAGGTGGCGTCGTCGCCGTCCAGGCCGAGCAGCTGGCCGACCTGGGCGAAGCCAGTGATGTCGGGGCGGTTGCGCTTGGCCTCGTCGGCGTCGCGGCGCGCGGCCTTGAGGGACTTGTTCAGGCCGTCCACGGCCGAGGCTGTGCCCTTGAAGGCATCGTTGAGGACGTAGCCCCCGTCTCCCTCGGCGTACATGCCGCGGAACTGCTCGGGCACCTTGTCGAGGGTGTCCACTGTGGTGTTCTTGGCGAACTCAAATTCCATCGCTATCTCCTTCTGCGCGTCGCGCGCTTGGTGGTTTGGGCATCGCGCCCGGGTTGGTGTACCGGCGGAACTCTAACGCGGGCGCCGGCGTCCCGCAACCATCGTTCTAGAGCGAGCCCTCGAGCTCGGGCCCGAGGTAGGTGCCCAGCGCATCATACCACCCCTCGCGTGTCACGGCGGAGCCGGCCACCGACTCGAGGTCTGCCAGCTCGACCTCACCGCGGGCGGTGGACCCGTCCCTCCAGCGTGTGAGGGTGAAGACGCGGCCGAGCAGCACCTGGTAGAGCAGCTCGGGCACGGCGTCCGGGTCGTCCGGCACGCCGGGGGCGAAGGACGTCTTGTCCTCCCAGTCTGGCCCGGGCTCGAAGCGCCCGTCGTCGTTCTCTGTTCCCATTGTCATATCTCCGTGACCGTTATGATGTACTTGCCGCCTGTGCTCTGGACGTCGTCCACGCGGAACCGGGTGCCCGGCATGAACAGCACCTCCCGCTCGCCCGTGTACTTTGAGAACTGCGCAATGTCCACGCCACTCGTCCCGTTGACCTTCAGGTACACGTTGCCGCTGAAGGCCGCGTTCTCACCGGCCGACGTTGACACGAAGGCCGCGTCCTCCACGACGGCGCCCTTGCGGTACGTCGACAGGACCGTCTTGAGCTGGCCCTGGTTGAACGTCATGCCGCGCGAGCTGAGCCCGCGGTACTTCGACATCTTGCCCAGCCCGTGCTGCGCGGCGTCCACGTACGCCTGGAGCCCGTGGTCCGTGGCGTACTTGCCGGAGCGCAGGGCGTTGTTGAGCGCCCGGTAGGTGTTGCCGGTGTAGGCGCGGATGGCCGCGGCCTCCTCGGCCGTCAGCTGCTCGAGCCCGCGCGACTTCTGCAGAGCGTTCATCCTACTAAGGG